AACGTGTTTAGAACCTTTTATGATATGAAAGGTAAGAAAAAGAAAAGCAGATCTTATTTTGAAAATGATTTGTATTTCTGCAGCCTTGACCAGGTTTATTTATATAAAAATGAAAAAGGTTGGAACACTGTTGGTGACAGATGTTTTATAACACCTATAAAAAGTAATGATTCTCTAACGCTTGATAAAGAGCGTGAGCTTGTTGGTATATTAAAATATGGCAATAAGTCCTTAGAAGCGCTAGAAATAAACCCAGGAGACCTAGTTGGCTATACGCCTAATGGCGAATGGGAATTTTTAGTTGAAGGAAAAAGACTTTACTGTATGAAATCTAATGATATTGTAATTAAGTATGAACACCAAGGAAACGAAGAAGAATATAATCCAAGCTGGGCAGCGAGCAGTTGAGGAGTTAATCAAAGTAGCTAAAGAAGCTATTGTTGATTCAGATGATGATATATCAGCTGACAGACTCAAGAACGCAGCAGCTACTAAAAAGCTAGCTATATTCGATGCCTTTGAAATACTTAATCGCATTGAAGAAGAAGAAAACTTATTAAACGAAAAACCTAAAGAAGTTAAGGAAGAAAGAACTTTTAAAGGTTTTGCTGAAGGTAGATCTAAGAAATAATGTACGAACAAACGTTATATAAAATTTTAAAAGATCACATAAAGCCTAAGGTTTTAAAACGTATGAACCGTTATAAAAAATGGGAGTACGGTTATAACAAAGAACACGATATTGTTATAATAAGTAAAGACGGTACAATAGGTGATATATACGAAATACAAAACTTAAAAATAGCTTTACCTAAAGCTAAAAATCTACATAAGTTTGAAACCAATAAATGGGAATATACTGAATACCCTAAAATATTAAAAAAAATAAAGTCAGTATTTGATTGGGAACAATATCCACTAGACTTTAAAGAAAAATGGTATGATTACATCGATAATGAGTTCGTCCGCAGGGAAGAAGGCTTTTGGTTCTATAATAAGGATGTGGCTACTTACCTTACTGGTACTCACTATATGTACCTGCAGTGGTCCAAAATTGATGTTGGGCAACCAGATTTTAGGGAATCAAACAGATTATTTTACATATTCTGGGAAGCTTGTAAAGCCGATCATAGGTCATATGGAATGTGCTACCTTAAAAATAGACGATCTGGATTCTCATTTATGGCGTCCGGGGAGTGCGTTAATATGGCAACCATATCAAGCGACTCTAGATTTGGCATTTTATCAAAAAGTGGACCTGATGCGAAGAAGATGTTTACGGACAAGGTGGTACCAATATCGGTTAATTACCCCTTCTTTTTTAAACCAATACAGGACGGTATGGACCGCCCCAAGACAGAGCTCGCGTATCGCGTACCCGCGACGAAATACACCCGTAAGAAGCTTGAGAACAACGAGACGCTTAGAGAACTCGACGGTCTCGACACCACGATCGACTGGAAGAATACCGGTGACAACTCGTACGACGGTGAGAAACTCAGGTTACTCGTCCACGACGAAAGCGGTAAATGGGAGCGTCCGACGAACATCCTCAACAACTGGAGGGTTACAAAAACGTGTCTACGATTAGGTAGTAGAGTTATAGGTAAATGTATGATGGGTTCAACAAGCAACTCATTAGATAAAGGTGGAGACAATTTTAAAAAACTATACAATGACTCAGACGTCACTCAACGAAATGCGAATGGACAAACTCGCTCTGGATTATATAGCTTGTTTATACCTATGGAGTGGAATTACGAAGGATACATTGATTCTTATGGATTACCTGTCTTCGATACGCCTAAAAAACCAAAGCAAGGACCTCAGGGTGAAATAATAGATTTAGGTGTAATAGAGTATTGGGACAATGAAGTAGATGGTCTTAAAAAAGATCAAGATGCTTTAAATGAATTTTATAGACAATTTCCTCGTACAACTAAACACGCTTTTAGAGACGAATCAAAAGAATCTTTATTTAATCTAACTAAAATATACGAGCAAATAGATTATAATGAAGATTTAAAAAACTCTTTAAATATTACACAAGGATCTTTTCAATGGGAAAACGGAGAGCAAGATACTAAAGTTATATTTGTTCCAAATAACAATGGAAGGTTTAAAATAAGTTGGGTTCCACCTACGCATATGCAAAATAGGCGTTATAAAAAAAATGGAACTAATTATCCAGGGAATGATTTGATGGGAGCATTTGGCTGTGATCCATATGATATTTCTGGTACAGTTGATAAAAGAGGTTCTAAAGGATCTTTACATGGTTTAACAAAGTTTTGCATGGAAGAAATACCAACAAACCATTTCTTTTTAGAATGTATAGCTAGACCTCAAACAGCTGAAATATTTTTTGAAGATGTACTTATGGCTTGCGTTTTTTATGGTATGCCAATATTGGCAGAAAATAATAAACCTAGACTTTTATATTATTTTAAAAAAAGAGGCTATAGAGGTTTTTCAATGAATAGACCTGATAGAAGATATAATAAACTTTCTATAACAGAAAGAGAGTTAGGTGGAATACCAAACTCAAGCGAAGACATAAAACAAGCACATGCCTCTGCTATTGAGACTTACATAGAAACATTTGTAGGTTTAAAAGAATCAGGCTATGGTAATATGTATTTTCAAAAAACATTAGAAGATTGGGCTAAATTTAATATAAACAACAGAACAAAACATGATGCTTCTATAAGTTCTGGATTAGCTCTTATGGCCTGTAACAAACATAGATATTCTCCAGTTAATAAGATTGAATTACAACCCGTAGATCTTGGAATTAAAAAATATGACAACAGGGGAACTACATCAAAAATAATAAGTTAAATGAATATATACACTAACTCAAATAGCGCATTTCCTAGTCAAGTTGTAAGTAATGAAGAGAAAAGCACTTTAGAATACGGTAGCCAAGTGGCTATGGCTATAGAATATGAGTGGTTTAGATCTGGTAGGACTAATGGAAATAGATATCTAACTAACTGGAATAATTTCCATTCTTTAAGATTATACGCTAGAGGAGAGCAATCTGTACAAAAATATAAAGATGAATTGTCTATAAACGGTGATTTGTCTTATTTAAATTTAGACTGGAAACCAGTTCCTATTTTATCTAAATTTGTAGATATAGTTGTAAACGGTATATCTCAAAAATCTTACGAAATAAAAGCTTATTCGCAGGATCCAGAGTCTATAAAAAAACGAACATCATATGCTTCTAAAATATATGAAGATATGATTTCTAAAAAATATATAGAAAATATAAAGCAAGTTTTAGGTATTGATTTATATCAAACTCCAGATCCTAGCTTAATTCCAGAGTCAGAAGAAGAGTTAGAACTTCACATGCAACTTAGTTATAAGCAGTCTATAGAAATAGCTGAAGAAGAAGCTATATCTAATGTTATGGCTAAAAATAAATATAATCTAACTAGACGTAGAATAAACATGGATTTAGTTACTATAGGCATTGGAGCTTGTAAAACTAATTTTAATACAGCTAACGGTGTTACTGTAGACTACGTAGACCCAGCTTATTTAGTTTATTCTTACACAGAAGATCCTAATTTTGAAGATATATATTATGTAGGTGAAATAAAATCTATAACAATACCAGAACTTAAAAAAGAGTTTCCAAACATATCTGAAAGAGAATTAGAACGTATACAGCAAATGCCAGGTAATAGACAATATATAACTGGCTGGGGTGGATATGATGAAAATACAGTACAGGTTTTATACTTTGATTATAAAACATATAATGATCAAGTTTTTAAAATAAAACAAACAGATCAAGGATTAATGAAGGCTATAGAAAAGCCAGATACTTTTAATCCACCAGAAAGCGATATGTTTGAAAGAGTTTCAAGATCTATTGAGGTTTTATATAGTGGAGCTAAAGTATTAGGAACTGATACAATGCTCAAGTGGGAACTTGCAGAAAACATGTCTAGACCTTATGCTGATACTACTAAGGTAGAAATGAATTATTCTATATGCGCTCCTAGAATATACAAAGGTAAAATAGAAAGTTTAGTCAGTAAGTGTGTAGGTTTTGCAGACATGATACAGCTTACGCATTTAAAATTACAGCAAGTTTTATCACGCATGGTACCTGACGGTGTTTATTTAGATATGGATGGGCTTGCCGAGGTTGACCTTGGCAACGGCACTAACTATAACCCCGCAGAGGCGTTAAATATGTATTTTCAAACTGGTTCTATTGTAGGTAGATCATTAACACAAGATGGTGAACTTAATAGAGGTAAAGTGCCTATTCAAGAACTACAAAGTAGTAGCGGAGGTGCTAAAATACAAAGCTTAATTACAACGTATCAATATTACCTACAAATGATACGAGACGTGACGGGACTTAACGAGGCAAGAGATGGTAGTTTACCTGACCGCAACACTTTGGTGGGGTTACAAAAATTAGCAGCTAGTGCATCAAATACAGCCACTAAGCATATTAACCAGTCTAGTTTATACATAACTCTTAGAATGGCTGAAAATATTTCTTTAAAAATAGCTGATGCATTATCTTTTCCATTAACGGCTAATTCAATTCAAAATTCTATATCTACATTTAATATTAAAACCTTGCAAAATTTAGTAAATTTAAATTTACATGACTTTGGTATATTTTTAGAATTAGAACCAGACGAAGAAGAACAAGCAAAATTAGAGCAAAACATACAAATTGCTTTACAAAACGGAGGTATACAATTAGATGACGCTATAGACGTTAGACAAATAAAAAATCTCAAGCTTGCTAATCAGATGCTTAAAATTAAACGTAAGCGTAAAGAGCGTAGAGATATAGAGGTTCAACAGTCTAATATAGCGGCTCAAGGTCAAGCTCAAGCTGAAACAGCTGAAAAAACAGCTATGGCTGAAGTCCAAAAACAAGAAGCTATAAGCGGTTCTAAAGTTCAATATGAACAAGCTAGAACTCAAATGGAAATTCAAAAAATGGAAATTCAATCTAAGCTTGATCAACAAAAAATGCAGTTGCAGCATCAATATGACATGCAGTTAAGACAAATCGAAACACAGTCAATGCAACAAAAAGAAAACGCGATTGAAGATAGAAAAGATAAAAGAACTAAATTACAAGCAACACAACAAAGTGAAATGATAAGTCAAAGAAAAAATGATGGCTTACCAATAAACTTTGAACAACAACAAGAACAAGGCGCTCAAGCGTTTATGTAGTCTTTAATTATTTAATTATATTATATTATGTCAGAAGTAAAAACAAATGAACCTGTTAAACAGGAAGGTGAGTTTAAAATCAAAAAGAAAACAACGCCTAAAAAATTAACTGAAACAAAAGATAACATTACAAAAGTAAATGTTAATCCAAAAGAACCTTTAGTAGAATTAAAAGATAGTGTAACTAAGGTTGAAATAAAAAAAGAAGACGATGCCATTCAAATCGGAGAAACAAAAGAAGTATCTGGAAATACATCATCCGGAGATAGCGACAAGATGGAAGAATTTGTATCAGAGTCCAACGAGACTACTGAAGGGTTTTCTCCGATCCAAGAAGTAACTGAAGCTGAAGTTAAAGAAGTTGAAGCAGAAGTTAAAGAAGCTATAAGAGATGAAAAAGTATTAGGTAAACCGTTACCTGAAAATATTGAAAAGCTAGTTTCTTTTATGGAAGAAACAGGTGGGACAATAGAAGATTATACTCGTTTAAATGCTGATTACTCTAGCATTGACGATGTTACTTTGTTAAAAGAGTATTACAAAAAAAATAAGCCTTATTTAGAGTCTGACGATATAGATCTTTTATTAGAAGATTTTGTTATTGACGAAGACATGGACGAGGAAAGAGATGCAAGAAAAAAGAAACTTGCATTCAAAGAAGAAGTTGCAAAAGCCAAAAACTTTTTAGAAGAGACTAAGAGTAAATATTACGACGAGATCAAGTTGAGACCGGGCGTTACTCAGGAACAACAAAAAGCTATGGATTTTTTCAATAGATATAACAAGCAACAAGAACAAGCTGAGCAACAGCATCAAACGTTTAAAGATAATACCAAAAAACTTTTTAGCGATGATTTCAAAGGTTTTGATATCAGTGTTGGTGAAAAGAAATATAAGTACAATATTCAAAACAAAGATAAAGTTGCAGAGAGCCAGTCTAATATAACAAACCTCGTTGGGAAGTTCCTAGACGAATCTGGTAATGTTAAAGATGTTAATGGTTATCACAAAGCTATGTATGCTGCTGAAAATGTAGATAAGATTGCCGCTCATTTCTATGAGCAAGGAAAAGCAGACGCGGTAAAAGACGTTATAAACAAATCAAAAAACCTAAGTGACACTAAAGCTAGGACTACTCAAGGTGATGTGTTTATTGGCGGGCTTAAAGTTAAAGCTATTTCAGGTGCTGA